ATTAAGTTCTGTTCTCAGCAAAGTCATCATGACTTCAGCGTTGGGGTGAGTGTTATATTTGTTCCTATAGTTGATAAGAGTTTGCGCAAACACTTGAAGATATTTCTTCTCAAAAAATTGAACATCGAGTACCTCTGTAATCTGGTCAAAGAACGGTCTGTCCTCCAACATAAGTTGGCAAAGGTTCTCTTGGAAGTTCTTTCCAAAGCGCATAAAAGTTTCTTGTCTGTCGTTATTCATATGTCCTCCTGAATTTCTGTGTATGCTTAAATATAACCTATTCAAGCCAACTTGTCAAGTAAAAAAGTTATCTTTTTATTTTTCTAAAGACTTGCTGCAAATCGTTAAAGTTGAGAGTAGCGGCATCATCTTCGAAAAGCATTTGTGTAAATTTTATTTTATTAAACGTAGGTTCAAAGTCGATTATCGCTTTCTTAATCAATTCTCTATTCATCGGCCTGATGTTGGGATGCTGCAATTGCATGATTGCATAATTTTCTTTGATTAATTCTTCATTGCTCTCAATGTTCTCATGTATCTTTAACTTCTTACCTTGCATGGAACAGTCTCTGATTATATCTGATACAACATATTCATCTTCTCTAATAAGATACGGGAATCGCTTAGCGATGGTTTTTAATCCAGCCCCTTTGATACCCGGCAAGTTATCGGATTTGTCTCCTTCGATTGCTCTCGCCAATGCGAAGTTGTTTGGGTGAATCTTAAAGTCATCGATGATACTTTGCTTTGTTACAATCTTCTTTTGTATTGGTCGATAGATTTGTACGTCCTCTCGACATAATTGAAAGAAGTCTTTATCACTAGATATGATTGTCTTCTTCCATCCTTCATAACGAGGGTGATTGATCACCAAAGCGATAATATCGTCTGCTTCTGTGAAGTCAGCGACCAATTGGATGACGGGCATCTCATTGAGGTACTCCATCAGTCTTACTTGTTGAAAGCCTTTGTTGGCTTCTTCTTTTTCTGGTGATAGTTCCACCATGCGGCGATTAAATCTCACCGGTTTGCGACCACCTTTGTAGTCCTTGTTCATTGAACGTCGTCTTGCGGAGCCCTCATGGCCATCCCAAGCGATTATAACTTCATCAGCATCAAAGTCCCTAGCAACCTTCTGCAAAGACTTTAGGAAGCCAATGGTGCCTCCTACAGGCCACCCTTTTTTATTTAAGTGAGGGCTAATCACATAAGAGCGTAGAAACATGTTCAACGCGTCAATAATAATAACGTTTTTCATTTATCCTCCAAGTTTATATTATTATAACATTTCTTAGAGGGATTGTCAAGTATTAATTTATTTTTCTTCAGGATGAATTTCAAATGAGTAACTGTATTTATTGTACTCAATAGGAGAGGTCTTATATCCTCGTTCATTTAAAAACTTAGCAAGGGCTTGAGTTTCCTTAAGGTCTTGTTGCGATGTGCCTCTAGAAAGAGCTCTGAACTCACCTTCATAGAGACTGATTTGCATAAGTTTAATTGGTATTTTTGTGACGTTGTAAAATTCTTCTACTTCGCTCATGAGGGTGTATAAGTTTCGAGTTTCAGGTTTTCCAATCTTTTCAAAAGTTCGTTTATACAGCGGATCACTTAGTCCCCAATGATCGGTGCTTGATCGAGTGAAACTATCTCCCATACCTCTTTCGACTGCTTGATCATAGGCTTGTCTACCCATTTTTAGCCTGTCTTCAATATCACCATGTCCATATTTTTCTGGATAAAGTGTAGCCAAAAGTTCAATTGCTGTATTTGTATCTTCTATGTTTGGCGACACTAGTAAATTTTGAATCTTCGGATGTACATCAGGGTCAGCCAAAGCATCAGAGATAAGGGTACTTGGAGTAATCATTGCTTCCAAGATCATTTGTTTTAATTTTTCTTTTGTTAGTTTCATTCGTACATCCCCAGTGCTCGCTCAATGGTTTCCACTTCTTTATTTCCGGTAAAAGCGTTAGGGTTCGATAGCATCAGTGCATCTGCCTCCCGTATTCCTTGCTCTGTTTCTAAAGATAGGCTAGGTGGTACTTCGATTTTATTTTGGGCTATCGAGAATCTTTTACCGCCTCGACGGCGTTGTCTCTTGGAGATTGCTTCAATTTTATAATGCAAAATAGAATTATGCAAAGTATACTCCAAATCAAATTTCACAGTTCCACGGCGACCAGGATCCCCCTTGAACCAAGAACGATGACTGTATCTTTTGTGTTTTGTTGGTTTCTTAATCCAACTGTCGTCGTAAGGTTCAAAATCGTGACGTGCCATCATTGAGTCCAAAGATTCATGAAATTCTTGATTTTCCATGGTCTCCAAGATCATTTGTTTTAGTTTTGCTTCTGTTAGTTTCATAAGTGGTCTCCGTAATCTCCTTAAATAGTTGCCCAAAAACAAAAAAAGCCCCGATGGCGAACCAACGAGGCTATTAAGTTCCTTCAGGATTTAACCTTCTTCGGACTCTCCTTCAAGACCGAAGTTCTTGCCTTCGGACTCAAATAATTTAATGATTTCTTCATCCATGATGTCGAATACAACTGATCTAAACTCCTCATTTTTGAGTTTGTTTACCCATTGTGAGCGCTGGAACTTAAACTCTTTACCGTCGCGGCTATAGATCTTATTCCATGCTCCTGCTTTGAAACGAGAGGAACCAGATGCCCTCAATGCTTCAAGCCATGATTCTTCATCTTGAATACCTACGTCTTTACCCCAGAGAATCTTAAAGCCACATGTGCGGCCTTCAGAACCGAAGCGAGACTTTTCAATCTTAACTCTAACTTCAGAGCCAATGCGAAGTCCACTATCATCTAAGACGTGTGCAGCCTTTGCCTTGCGCTTTGTAAGCCATATTCTAAGTGAGCAGAAATATTCGATTGCTTTACCGCCGGGAGCGACATAAGGAGTCGTCATTGCTTCTGCAACATTAGAAGTGATGTTCGTTTTTAATTGATTGATCAACAATAGTGTTGATTGTTGGTTTGCTAATGGGATAGTGAGTTTCGGGAATGCTTTCGCAAAGATCCGAGGCTTTACCGCCATTGATGATTGAGGATTAAAGTCGCCTTCGAGATCCTTCTCGGAAGAAGTCGCAGCGATGGAGTCCCAAATAAAAAAGAACTGTTGTTCTGGATATTCAGTCATTAGATCCTCAATTGTTTCCAAGGTTTTCTCAACTGAGACTGCTTGGATGTACAAGAAATCATTATTAATATCGATCCCTGAATTCTCAAGAAAATTCGGATCGATCGCAGACTCTGCATCAAAGTAAACAACGAAATGTCCTTTCTTTTGTGCATTAGTTGCGATTTGGCAAGCCATATAAGACTTACCAGCCGAAGACAAACCTGCAAGTTCGGTAATCTTACCAACAGGAATTCCAGCCATCTTGCCTCGGCAGATAATAGAGTCCAACCAGCGTGAGCCAGTCGGAATCCATTCTTTAACCTCGGTAGGATTGTCTTCATTAAGGTCATGAGCAATATCTAGTCCGACCTTTTTGTTGACGAATTTCTTCATCGCATTAATATCAATCTTACCTGCCTTGGCCATTACTCCTCCTCGGAAGCGGCAGTATCTTCTGCTTCTTCAGATTCGGTTTCTTCATTTACTTCTTCAGCAACTTCTTCGACTGCTGAATCAGTTTCTTCTTCTTTCTCTCCACATGCGAAGAGAAGAGTCAATAGTAGTGTAGTCATACTTACTCCTTATTATTAATAAAAAAGGCCGCTCCTTTATAACCAAGGGCGAGCGGCGGTTCCCTACAACACAGGAGGTCTACGACTTATTCATCATTCATGAATGCTGCGAAAGCCTTATCTACGTCTTGACCTGTTTGTGCTTTACCACGCTGAGTTTCATTCGAGGATGCCTCTGCTGAATCGTCGGAGGACAGGTAACCATCCAACAAAGACTGTACGTCTTCAACTGACTTGCGTTCGAATAGATTGTCGATTACAGGTACTGAGTCTAACAACTCTTCACAGTTTCCAACTGCATCGTCACACAAGATTGATGGACGACGTCGTGGCTGAAGAGCAGTTTTAGGGAAAGCACCAGGACCAGAAGCAAGAGTGTAAGTCAACTTGATATCTGTTCCAGTTTGAGGATCAGTGATATCTCCATAATCAGGATCAAGCACATAGCCCAACAAAGTTTCATAGGCAGTCTTTCCATAAGCCCAGATTTTTACACCTTCTGATTCATTTCCACGAACCAATACTGGTGAGTAGTAACGCTTTCGAGCAAACAACTTTTTAGCTTCGTTTTTGAGGTTTTGATCGTCAGTTTCAGTACCTTCTCGCCAAAGTTTTGATGCGAAGTCACAGATAGGGCATTCGCCACCATCATTTCGCTTGTTGCAGTAGATCCCAGGGTTCTTTCCTACATTGTAGTGAAAGTGGAATTCACGGAACGGGTCGCCGTCTGCTGTTGGTAAGATACGGATGTGTTGTGCACCGGCTTGTGGCTTCCACATGGTAGAATTCTTACCAGATGCCTTCTTTCCGTTCTTTGATTGTTCGAGCTTTGCTCGCATTGCTTCAATATTAATAGCCATAATTTACTCCTAAGGTTAGTCTATTTTTTTGTGTGTTATCACTAAGGTGGACAGGCTAGTTTTTCATCCCGTCCCCGATTAAAGTCGTTTCGTTATATAATATTATAACATATTCAAAATGGTTTGTCAAGTAAAATCTCAAAAAAAGGTCAAAAAAAAATTTTAAGGATTTTGAGATTTGTAAAAAGTGCGGTCTTTTGGAAGGAGACCGCAAACCTATGAGATCAACCTTTGTTGTTAACAAAAGCCAGTAGAAGTTCTGCTTGTGCTACAATCTCATCCGTTGTTGGATAAGACGGCCAATTAGCATCTTTTGCTTCAACGATGTTGTGCTTAATTGACAACTCAACTTCTTGAAACTTCGAATGATATCTTGAGACCAAGATACCCTCTGCTTGTCCGAGTAGACTTGCTCGTAATTCATATCCACTTTTACTCATAATTAGCTCCTTCACGGTGTGCGTGTGTGTGTGAGTATAATAAGCGGTCTTTTGGAAGGAGACCGCAAACCTTCAAAGCAAGGAGGTGCTTAAAACAATTCTACAGTTACGTCTCGAATACTTGAGGAGACAGATCCAACTACAGTATTGTTATTGAATGTTCTATATTGTTGACGATCAATATCCCATACAGTTTCATATCCAGGTCGCAAGTTTCGTTCACGCAAATAAATTGGGAATGTGCCTTCAGGCGCTTCAGATGGACGAACGAAGTTCATTACTCGTTGTTGTCCACGTTGCGTTACGAAAGTTCCGTTATATACAGTCATAGTGTTTGTGTTGTTTGTGTTACTCATTTTTCCTCCATGAGTTGATTTATTATATTATTATTATAACATAGTTTTGATACCTTGTCAAGTATTTTTTTAAAGTTTTTTCAGAATCTTTCATGAAGCCAATACCAAAACCAGGTAAAGCCAAATACAAAGATTGTAGTTCCAAGTACAAGTTCCATTGTGTCCTTCCTTTTTCTTTATACTATTAATATAACATATTCAAAAGGGGTTGTCAAGTAAAATGGTTATTTTTTCCAAACTTTTTTTTCTTTATCCCAAACATAGTCGTTGAGATCGACTTTGATGCGATCTTCACCAAAGAATATTACTGTTGTGATTCTATTGAGTTGAGTATAAATGACTCTGGCTATTTCTCCTAGGCGATCACCAACCTCTATTAGGTCACCTTTCATCATCAAACTCCAAGAGCGCTCTTTTTAATCTAAGTATCATATCGCTTATCTCAAAAATCTTTTTGGATACATATCTCAACTGCTCTTCAGAACAGTGACTTGATTCATATGCGAGTTTAAGAAGGATTCCTTCTTCGATACTTAGCAATTTATTAATTTCAGATTTAATCTTCATTCTATCCATAGCGAACTCCCTGTCTATAGTAAATATCATTCGGAACTCCCGGAAGCATTTTTATTTTCTTCCTGTATAAAGTGGGTGTAGTGCATCGAATAGAAATGGTTCTCTGTATCGCTTAGCCATATAGCAAAAGAAGTCTCTCGTTCTTTGTTTTTATTTTCTCGAACAATTTGTTGACAAGTTGGAATTAGATTTTGATCGTTATCCATATCTTCCTCCTCAACATTCATCATATACATTGACTCTGTGATGTTGTCTAAGTTATACAGCAACTTTTCATCATCCGAATCTAATGACCCAAGGCCAACAGTTGATATCCTAGAGATTTCTTTTTTCTCGTGCAATTTTCCAAATGCAGGATCGACATGCTTCATATACATCAAGTTTTGAATTGTGTTGTAAATAAAAAAATTGACTTTTTCGTAGTAGTTTGACGCTGTGCCGTGACCGGCGATCTCAAACAACGTTTTGTTGTCTAAAACAATCATCTCATGTATCATACCTGAGCGGGTGTACTCCTGTAGTACCCCAAAATGTACTCTGTGTCTTCGTTGTTCGAGTTTAGATGCGAACTCCAAGTCAGGAACGATATAGCAAACAGTTGTTTTACAGTCCTTCAGA